GCCAACTGTTACTTCACGGCTTCCTGTATTAATCGGTCTTGTGTCAAAAGTAGCGGTATCGCCTGTTACTAATGCTATAGTTCCAGATCCACCAGTTAATTCAACGCCTGTGTTTGGAATCGTTACAGCCGTTGAGGTAGTTATTGTTAATGGTGAAGCTGTTATTTTAAGTAAATCGTTTACATAAACAAGATCATCGCCATTTGCAAAATCAACATCATTTCCCGCATACACATCAACTGTTGTTGAAGAGGCTGCGACAACTACGAATTTACTAAACTTCAAACTGGCTTCTTCACCAGATTCAGCGGTTGCAGTCGCTACACCAGTTGTGGCAACAGCAGAAACTCCGTTTTTATTTGTAAGAGTGCTTACATTTCCAGAAGTTTCAGCTGCGTTTATTGTCATTGCTTTTCCAAGTAAAGTTTCAAACAAGAAAGACGGATATTCTCTTAATGTTAAGGCAACTTCTGCTGTAATTAAACCACGTTCAACTTTCCAAGGATATTTTGAAGAGCCGCCGTTTAAAGGAATAAGCTCCCCTTCCGACGATACTTCAGCAGAAGCATCAACTCTTGCCCGACCTAAGTAGTTTCCAGTTGTTACATTGTACGCTGTAAGCGTGTGTATGCCGAAAATGGCATTCGGTTGTGATTCTGTCATTTTTGAAAGCTCCTTAAATTACTTGCTCTGTTGTTAAATTGATGTGAAATCTTTTAGGTATTTTTAAGCTTATTATATCATCGCCTTTTTTTATCTCATAACGCTCGTGATTCTGAACGATTAAGAAATCTTTCTTTGCAATGATTTTATCGTTTCTTGGTTCTGTTTTTTTATCTGCCATAAGCTTATCCTATTATTGTTGAAACTACCGTTATACCGCCTACTTTAAAGTCTGCGCCTTCGTTCAATGATGCGTTCGCTGGGAGCAATTCCGTTACTTTTAGATTCGTATGCCTGCCACTTTTAAAACTCTCTTGCACGACCTCTCTTAAACAACGTGAATAACGTAAAACTTTAGTTAATGTGCCTTCACAATTTGAGTTATTAAAAACAACTTCAAAGTTTACGCTTATCTGCAATGCCGTTTTGTTGCCGCTGGCATTAGCTGTTAAGTCAACAATTCCGTAATAAATAAAAGGATCAACATTAAAGACTTGATCGTTTGCGTTATTAAAATAACTTTCATTCGCAACAGGCAATAATTGAATAGAGTCGGCTTTTTCAGAGTTTATTTCTGTTATTTTCGCTGGCAATTTTGATTGCATCTTTGCTAAAATATCAGCTAGATAACTTTCTATATCGTATTTACTTGACACGCCCTAACACCTCCAATTTTGAGGCTACAAAATCAGATATCAACCTTTGGAACCTTAAAGATTGAGCGTCATCAATAAATAAATATTTCCTTGCTGGCATCTTCTTTGTGCCTCTTTGGATATACCCGCTATATTTAACGTTAGTACCTTGAACAAGGGATTGTCTGCCTATGTGACGTATTGTGTCAGCATTGCCCCTTCCAGTAACCGAGTCGCGCAAATCCCCGCTTGATACAAGAATAGGCAAGTTGCCAACTGTTGCAGCCTTGCGTTTTGCATATTTTTTGCTTAATGAAGGGTATTTTCCATCGCCTTTTAAAATAAAGTTTTGCTTTGTCGTTTTGAATATATCTCTTGATATCTCGCCCATGACAAAACGCAAATCGCCAACAGATTTAATTGCTGAATCAAGATTTGCTTTAAACTGTATATCATTCTCTATTTTATAAGAAACTTGACCTACCATTGATCAACCCCCTTTTCAAAAAAAGGAACTATCCCAGCATTGCCCGATTCGGTATGAAAAGAAGAAAGCCCACTAACACTGTCAATTTCTGTTTCATCAGGTAAATCAAGTTTATTATCTCGCAGCATGGTTAGTGTCTTTATGCTTTCACGGTATGCGCTGCCTGCTGTCATTTCTTGCGGAATATTGCTATCAGGAATAGGAACTGATTTTTTTAGATTTAATATTTTAGAGGCTCGATATACTACTAAATCAACCGCTATTTTCTTCACGATTAAAAGGCTGGAAGCTCCGGTTATAGGTGTATCGTAACGCTTGCCTAAATACATGTTTATTTGTGCATCAGCTTGATCTAAAAAACCCGCTATAGCATCAGACGTAACTTGCCCCGCTGAGCCAAAAGCAATTCCTTTCATTTCTTCTATAATATCGGATTCCAGCGCATAGGTCATGTCTTAAACTTCCTTAATGAATCCAAGTTTGCCAAATTCTGTAAGTTTACTTTCAGGGCAAGCCTTACCTTTAGCATAAAATAAACCGTTTCTTTTTAGATTGTGTTTTAGAACCCAGCATTTACCAGTTATTTTAATATCTTTTTGCTCTACATCCAATTCTGCAATATCTGATTCACTTGCTTCTGTAGCAGCTTCATGTTCTTCATCTAGTTTTGAAGCTTCTTCAGCCTCTATTGCTTTTGCGTCTTCTGCTTCCATTTCTGCAAGTAATGCGGCGTCTTCTTGAACTTTAGCTGCTTTTTCTTCTTTTTCTTGTGCTAGTTGTTTTGCTTCTGCGTCTGTTTTTTTAGTCATTTCATTACCTAGTTTAGAATTTAAAAAGTTGGGGTAAAGCCGAAGCCCTACCCCTTTTCTTTATGCAATCGCATCTTTAATCAGATAGCCAGCACCTGCATTTGCAATCAGTTGATCATAACTATCATCAACCATTATTTTCATTGCATTTGCAGGATCTTTAACCTCATGCTTAAACACTCTACGAGAATCAGCAAATTGTTGAAATCTATAACCTAGTGAAACTTGACGCTTTGAAGCTTTGTTAGGAGCAACACAAAATACAATATGCTTTCCCCATACAGGCAATATGTTAGAAGCTTGCCCTTGATTGGCAGCTTCGTAAATCGCCTTAGCAACTAGAACCCTTTTAACATCTAGCACATGTGCTAAATCTTCAGTGGTTAGCTGTCCGGAGCGGTTATATTTATAACCTACTTCTAAGATCTTTGTGTGATAACGCAAAGTGTCCCATACCGCCCAAGGTAAAATAACAGTATCGGGAGCCATACCAACCTTGTTATAAGTTGCAGCTCTTGCGGTTTTAAAATCACCTATTGGATCTGAATTGGCATAATCATTATATTGATCAGTTCCTGAAAGTGTTACATTATTTGTCAAAATAGCTGTATCAGATAATGTATCTGCTAACCCTTTTTCTTTCGATAGTAATAATAAACCAGTTAGTTCATCAGTTGTATCAACTTGTGCGTCAAAGGGCTTATCTACGTTAGCAAACTCTTCTTCTGTAATAATGTCTTTCAAACCATGCTTATCAACACTATATGTGTCGGTTGAATAATGGCGTGTGTCAACTTGTGGATATTGGTTTTTTCCACCAGTTAACGTAGTCACTATGCGCATGTGACCAGAGCCATAAGACCCTAGCTTGCCAGATGATTGCTTTACTTTTACCATCGGCAAAATTTCTTCTGAAACAAACCCATCAGGAACTATTTTATTTGATACTTCCGTTAAAAGTTTATCGACTTGTGCAGTCTGTTGTGAACCCATTTTAAAAACCCTCGTTTTTATAATTAAAAAAATTTATATTGTACTACGTGCTTAGTCCTACACTTCCAACATTTGCAAGAATAAAGCCGTTTCCACTAACATCTACATAAACCGCCAAGGCTTCATCTGGTGCGTTAAAAGTTGCAATGTTGTTTGTTCCGTCAAATGTGCCAGAAGCCAACGTTAGTGTGTGAGAAGCCGTTCCTGATGCGCTTGTGTCTTTTGCAACAAAAAGCCCTTTATGGTTTGCGAAATCCGCTATAGTGGCAGCAATAACAACTGTGTTGTGAGCCAATTCAACCGATTGAATGCCAGAAGAAACCGCACCCGAAGCTGTTAACGCCTGAACGTTAGTTGCTGTTGAAGTTGGTTGTATCACTAACACACTAAATTGATCGTTATCAACTGCGCTTGATAGCGCCATTGCACAATAATTATCACCACTTGAAGCCGTTACAACGTCACCCGCTGAATCAGTTTTAAGTAGATCGCCAGCTGTAATTGTTCCGCCAGCTATGGCAGTTGCACCACCAGCAGCAGAAGCAATTTCTGCGGATTTTCCTGCGGCTGGCAAGTTTTGCACAAAACCAACAATAGAAGCGTTAGCACCGGCAACATCAACTGCGCCGTCTGCTGATAATATAACGGCTTTGTATTGTTTAGCAGAAAGATCAGATCCAGCTGCTAGATTTAAAATTCTTGAAAGGGTTGCTGTAGAAGCCATATCCTTAAATCCTTAATTTATGTTAAAAATAGTTAACTATTATTAGTTAGTCTTAGTTAGTTACGATCTTTGCTGCTTCTGAAAATGATATTCCATCAGACTTTACTAAAGCACTACACTTTTCAGAAAATGATTTAGCTGCAATATCTGCTTCTGCATCTGCTGGATTTTCACCACTTCCCGCACCTTCTAAATTAATACCGGCTACCGCTTTTTCTGCAAAAGTAGCAAAGTCGTTCGCCATGAAAGAAACACGCTGAGCTTCTACGACTTTGCCATTTGTAAACATTGCGTTGAACGTAGCTTCTTTTACTTGCTTTGCATTTGATTCCGTCAAAGTCTTAATTTCCGTAGAAAGCTTTTTAACCGTATCTGTTAAAAGAATTACATCAGCAGTTTTATCTGCAAGCTTTGTATCAGCTAGTGCTTTTGCGTCTGAAAGTGTTTTGGTTTCAGCTTCGATATTTGCTTTCAAACCCAATGCTTCACCTATTTGTGTTTTTTCTGCGTCTGTAAAAGTAGCAATAGATTTTAGAACGTCTTTTAAGTCAGCCATATTATTTACCCCGTCTTTATTGTTAAAAATTGTTTCTGAAAATATAGGCTGCATGTCTTTCACATGCGGTCTATTCGTTATCCCAGCGCCAAATAATGCAGCGCCGTATTGTTTGCCTGTTTCTGAGTCTTGATAATCAAGAGTAAATTCAGCAGATATGTATTTAATTTCTTTTGCTTTGATCTTTGCCTTTGCTTTATCTGTCCACTCAATACGTGCGAAAAGCCTTTTTCCATCATCTTCAAGTTTTATTTCTTTAAACCACCCCGCTGCTTCTGCATAGGCATCGTGAAAATAATCAATTGCTATATCTACACGCATCGCCTTGTTATCAAAGTTAGCTTTAAACTGTTTTAAAACATCTTCATTAATATCGAACTTGCCAAAAAAACTATGATCAAATTTGCCTTTACGGATTATTTCAACCCATTCAAGATTATCTTCTGTGACCTCTTGTAAAGCGAAATGAATGTTTTTTGACATGTAAATATACCCTAAATATTACCAGCATCTTCAATAGCTACTATATATAGTATATTAACAGAATAGAATTGTACATTAAAATTAATTACAACTAAATGTTGTAGATTGCGATTAACCACAATTTTCTTTTGTATTTAGATTCTAAATGGCTTTCAATAATAACGTACAGGGATGGTGGCAGGATGCAATCCGTACATTCAAACCTGATAAGCGATTTGAATGTACGGATTATTTAATTAGGAAAAGTTAGATCTAATTAGAAAGTTTTACTTTTAAGTATTTTTTCTATTTCTTCGCTAGATCCAGTTGGTCTTAATCCTATTGGATCTATAGGTTTTATATTTTTTTGCCCTATTAGCTGCGCTCGGACCGTAGTTTTACAGTTATGATGATAAGGCGGCAAATCTTCAGTGTCATATTGAGCCTTGCTAAATACACGCCCTGTTAACTCTTTACATATAAGCGCATCAGGTGAAGGGTTTACAATTACAAAAGATTCTATTTCTTCAAAAACTTCAGGCGTTTGAAACACTGCATTTCTTGCGCTATTTACTGCGCTTGAAGTTACATTTGTTGCCGTTGTTTGTAGAACTCCTGTTGCCGTATATGATGCCGCTGCTTTATCCATATCGGCAATCAAGGCTGCCACGCTATCTGTTGTATCGAGTTTCTGCGAGGCAACAAAGAACATACGTTTTCTTAATTCGACATCTTGATCCTTTACCAGTTCATCAATATTTGAGGTTAATTGATCCCTTAAAGCTTTTGGCAATGTTTTTAACAAGTCTGTGTATTCATCAAACTTTAGATTTTCTTTGTTAACTTCCTTCAAGACGTTTTTTGTCGCAACTTCTGAAAGTTGAGCCATTTCTAAACGTAGTTCTTTTTTATATTGTGTCTTTGAAGGAATCTCGGTTTCACTTAATATTTTTCTTCTTTTGGCAATGTTATCTTCTGCTTTAAATGATTTGGTTATTTTCGTTAAATATTTTGCAACTCTTTCTTCTAATTGTGTTTGCATTAAGACGTGAACAGCTTTTGCACGCTGCTTAATAAACAAAGAGGCATTATCTGCATCAGCAAATTTTGCTATATCATTTAGCTTTTTTTTTACAGGCTTTTCTTTTGGCCCTTCTTCGTCTTTTGAATCTTCGTTAGGGTTAATCTTTCCTGTTGCCTTTCTGCCTTTTCCAGCAGCTTCGTCTGCATCTTTCTGTTTTTGTGTTATTACAGGAAAATCATATGCACGGTTCATTTCATCCTCTAACTGGTCAGATTCTCTTGTTATGCCAGCATTCTTCAACATAACCGCAATTTCAGCACGCTCTTTGCCGTTTTTGTTATTAACGTCAGCAGCTTTTATTTGTGGATATTGGACTCGCTTTCCATATTTCGCATCAACCAACTTCTTAACAATATGATTTTCTAATGCGTCAGCTATGGTTTCAGCATATATTTCAATGCCGTTCAAAAACAATGTTGATAAGTCTTGCCCTAATGACTGACTGCCTGCCTGCCCGCCCATGCCGAGCTCTAAAAAGCCCGCAAGGAAAGCTTTCGCCATTGCTTGATCCTCAAACTTTATGCCATCAAGTACATCTTTTGCGTCAAAGTCTATTTTTGTCACGTCAATTTCAAAGCCTTCGGGCTTTAGTAAATAAGTGCTTTGATGGGACGTGTAGAACTTCAGCATTTTTTTAAATAAGGTCATTTGCTCTTCGTCTTCTTGAGAAGAAGTCGGAACGGTTCCAACCAAAACGCCTGTTGCGTTTCTCTCAATACCCATCGCATATATTTTTAAATAAAAGTCTTTGCGTGAATAATTGCCGTAAATCGGGCGCATCATGCTTATTCCTTCGTAATTGTCACCTTCTTTTTTAAAGGTGATAGGCATTAAATTTTTGCCTTCTATATGAACATCAACCGCTAAATCACCATTGACTAGTTGCCTTACATCTTTAATTGATCCGTTGCGGTTTAAATTCCATTCATATATGGTTTTCTGGGATCTGTAACCGATATCTTTTAAGCCAGTATAATTTCCGTATTTAGGATGATTCATAACCACCTTATAGACAGGCTCAAACAAAGAATAGCCAAACTCTATAGAAGTTAATGCTTCTGTTAAAAACTCTCTAAATGTCTTTCTTTTCGATTCATTAGG